ACTCCGATCCTCCGAACATCTCATTATCGTTTCCGATAATTTCTTCAAATCGGACTTTCCTACTCTGATATTGGGTTCTTCTTCCTCGATAACCTTGATGACATCGCGGTATCCTTTGTTTCTGACTAGCTGCTTGCGGTAATCGTCCGCCATATCCTGACAAACCTTCCCAGAAGCAATCTTCATGGTAGAAAGAATCTCATGGACTTCGTTCTCTCCTCCAGCAGCTTCGATCTCGCCTGTAGCTTCTAACTCAGCAATGGCAGAAAACGGGCAGCAAGCCCCTGTTCGCTGGTGAACACCTTGGAGGGCAGTAAAAACCTTCCTGTGAGGCGGCAGAGCGAAATAATCCACATCCCACGTTTGTTGCGCGAGGATATTTCTGTCTATTGCGATTAAAGCTAAGGCTGCTGCCTCGCTTTTCGTAGCCATTGGGACTACTTTCATTTGTGGTATTTTTTTCATTGTGCTTAAAATAAGGATGTCTGTGTTATTATGGTTGAGCTAGTGTCGTATCTTTTATTTTCCCCCTTTGGGTATTCCTTAATATCGAATCGCTTTGATTGCATGAATCTCTTTCTTTGTGTTTTGCTTCCTAAAAACATAACGTACCTATGTTTTGCTGGTCTTTGAACTTGATATAGTTGATCTCCGTATTTTTCTTTTAACTTTTTAACTCTGTCTTCTTCAAAAGCGAACTCATCCATCAAAGTCCTGCTATGAATATGCTCTTTTCCTTTTAACTTCCAATCTAACTGAACGTGACTTTCTCCAGTAAACATAAAGTTTGTTGCTTGATAGATATATCCATTGTGACCAAAAGACTTGTCAGCATAACTAACTATTATTAGCGGCTTTGGTAATAACTTAAATATTTCACCAAGGAAAAATGAGTTACAATTACGTTCAAGAGAATCTAAAGTGCATAGCCTATTCAACTCATAAACATAATCCATAAACTCATCTCCACAGATAGATTTCTTCATTGTTAGAGGAACGGCATTGCCAAAAGTGCAAACGCCAACCAATTCTATTCCAATAAAAAGACCATAGGAATATGATATAGAAGTCATTCTTTTTAAGTAATGTTTACCCAACAACCAAGGCTTACATTCATCTACCGATATTGAGCGTACTGAATATTTTTGTGTAATACTCATTTTATTAGAAGGATTGTCTGTAAGGATTCTGATCAACTACATTCTTGGAGCGGATGACCCAAGCACTCAGGAACGCACGGGAGTACTTACGTTCTGGGTGACTGAGTAGCCAACTCTGTGCGTGTTTCGCTTCACGCTCCACGTCTTTGTCTGGGTTTAGTTTTTGAAGTTCTGCTAGGAACTCAGCGTCTACTGGTTTTTGCTTTTTCTCTTTTTTAGTTATTACTACTTCTTCTATTTCTTTACTAGCAGCGGGTTTTCCCGAGTCGGGAAATTCCCTTGTCGGGGAATCCCCTTGTCGGAAAGGATTCTCTAGGTGAGGTTCATCGTAAACATAATACTCCCAACCACCCGGCTCGTTACCACTACGGGGCTTACGCCAGACATACTTAAATTCAATCAGTTCATTCAAACCAGATGCAGTTGAATCATTCCCGTCTGTAGAGATGGTACGAACATGAGCCACATACACCTCCCATGTATCAGGCAATGATAGCAAGTAAGCTAACATACCCTTTGCTTTCCATGACAACCTTTTGTCATTAAGCATTTCGTTAGGAACAATCGTGTAATTAGAACTGCGCTTTTGGCGGTATATGTTTTTACTCATTTGGAAGCCTCCAACCAAGATGCTTGTTCGTTTAAAACCCATTTACCTTCAGTATTGGCTTTTAAAAAACCAAGACCAGCTAATGCCATGAATGCGTTGTTAGCTTGAATATCTGAAATTCTAGCTATCTCAGCTAAATCATTCATGTTTTCTTTATCGAACCCTCCCTCAAAGTTGTCGATTATTGCCAGCACTTGTTTTTTCCTGTCATCAAATAACGACAAGTTCATTATTTCTCTCCGAACGAAAATTCCTCCGTTCATCTTTAATGGATTCATATTAAAAAGGCGACCCCTATGGTAGCGGAAAGTGCGGCAACTGACGCATGAAGGTGGATTACCACCATAGGGATCATATATTTTATTGTTAATTTAAACTTTCCAATCCGGCCTTCACCCCGGATGCACGATTGCTCGTACAAGACAGACACTACTACATCTAGTGATAGTGTCAAATGTTTTTTACAATATTTTTATCGGTAACGATAGTCACTCTAGACTAACAGACTTAATTTCATTCCGCGACCATTGATACATCTGGTCATTGATCTTGTCCCAGATTTCATCAGCGTCATCTTCATTCTCGCATTTGTAGATGTAGCGTTGTTCTCCGATAGCCTCATCCTTGATGAAGAAGTTAGACTGGTAGATTGTTAGACCAGTCGCGGCGGTGGTTGCAACAACAGCAGTATTGTTGGGTTTGAGTGCCATGTTACATATGCCTTGGTCAGATTCATATTGTGCAAGGAACCCAGTATTTAGTGCAGCAGCTAGAGACATATTTGTAACTAGAACTGTTTGCCTAATAGCCGCAAGCATACGTTCTGCGTCTTTATCTACTTCGTTGTTTTCGTTAGTGTTATCCATAAGCAAATAGACTATCAAAAAAGTGTTGACTTGTCAATAGGATTGGTTTACTTTTAATTGAAATGAAGCATCCACTATACGAAGCCTATGAATCTTGCATGACTGCATACGAGCAGTCTCGCTACATTCGTTCTATTGGACGCAAGACCTTTGCTAATCAGCTTCGGGAAACTCGCAAGAAGCTAGGAATGACAGTCAGGGAACTAGGTGACAAGATCGGCGTAACTGGATCGTTAATCAACCAGATTGAAGTCAACTCAAAGAGCATTCTAAAGAAAGAACAAGTAGATAAAGTGATCGAACTATGCACACCTTCCTCGAAATCGAAAACGGCAAGTACTACGTCCGAGTCAGTCCCTACTCAGCCAGCAATCCCAGCCCCATGCACGAACGAGGAAAGCCTTTCCCAGACAGCCTCAAGCGAGAGTACGAATCACTGGAGTTGGCCACCATCGGACTTCAAGAGCTAACAAATTACTATCAATGCTCAGTAGAAAAAAAGGGTTCAAAAAAACGGGGGCAAGATTAAAGCCTGTTTCAGATAAACGTAAGGTTCTTAACAAAGAATACTCTGAAGCGAGAAAGGAATACTTTACTACTCACCCAAACTGCGAGGTATGCGGGGCTGGAGCTACAGATATTCACCACAAAGCTAAGAGAGGAAAGAACCTTTCCAACCTAGAAATGTTTATGGCAACCTGTAGAATTTGTCATAACAGAATCCACGACAATCCTGCGTGGGCAAGAGAATTAGGATATTTAATATATGAGTTCAAATAATACATTCGTTTCAATGATCATCTGCGAGGGATACCATGAAGATGAGAACCAAACTAAGATTCTTTTCCAACAGCAATTCAATCAATGCTGGGTAAAGAAAGCTGACATCAAGACAATGGAAACACTTGGCTTCCATGAAGGACGTAAGTTCATTCGTATTGTTATCCCGGAGGAAGTAGCGAACACGCTAGAGCTTCAAGGTATTCTGGATTAATTACCAGTCACCATTCTCGTCAGAAGAATAGCTATCATCATCCATAATGGATTCGACTGGCTTTTCGTCTCTAGCCCAGAATCTATTTGTCGGAACAGCTTTATCGTTTCCGATAAAAACCAGTCCAAACCTACGAGACATTTCGAGGCAGTAGAGAAAGCTATCTGCCAAATCGGGCGAGTATCCAGTGCGTCCCTTATAGTCATCCTTAGTCTCTACGGAAATCTTCTTAGATTTAATCGTGTATCTACGGATGCAAAGTTCCCGCGCCAGTTCAGAAGCTGCGCCGACCCCGTAGATCACTCGACTCTTAAAGCCATGATAGGCTGAGTACCAGTACTCTGATACCAATCTATCATAAACATCCTTACACGGGCGTTTATCAACCTCTGCTGCCATACGCTCAGTAGGTTTACCCATAGAAGAAATAAGCGCGATAGAATGACCACTAGAATCATGCTTCAACCACTCGCGGATGATAGCTTGTGCAACTCGACCACCATCACCAGACACGTCCATACCAAATTTGGTAGGCTGAACTCCAGAAGCCCGGCAAAGCTCGACTACTTCCTTAGCTAGACCGACTTCAAACTCAGCAGCTTCACGGGCAGATAGCTGAATAACCTTCTGTTTCTCCAACCACATAACACGATTGCGAGTCCCGCGAATGTAACCCAGTTTAGCTATAGTAAGCACACACCTATCTCCACCAACTGTAAAAGCAGTATCGAAGCCGGCAATCTTATGAAATCCTTCTGAATCCCAGAGTGGTTCTTCGTTAGTGTCAGCGTTACGAATGAGATCAGCGGTTAGAATGGTCTGCGCGAATCCAGATTTAGGCCACCAACCGATAGCGTTACGAACATAGTCAATTGCATTCTCGTCTCCGTAGCACTGCTTGAGCATGACTTGTTGTTTCTTTCGATCCATCAAGAACGGGAACGGGGATGGTTCATTCTCTGGAGCGGAGAAGTTAGGCGACCTCATGCCATTGTAGAACAGGCAAACTCCAGTCTCCGTATCCCACTTATCCATCTCTGGACTGACAGTATCGAAGTTACTTTGGCCTTTAGGCATAGCCCATCGAGTGTGAGGATTGTCACCAGCAGATGGGTTTCCAATACCGATAAAGACTACATCATTGTTAGCTGACAAGTTAACACGGGCAGTAATCGCGCCCAGTTCCATTTCGGGCAACTCATCAAGGGCTAGTCTAATCCGATCATTCTTACGTCCACGGGTAGTATCAATAGCCTTCTGACCCTCATTACCTGACTGGAAAGCGAGAGCTTTGATGGCATTGCGATAGTCCTTATCCTCATCATTCGATCCACCACCCCAAACAATCATGTGGCGATAGTCAATGAGCTTCCCAAACTGGACAGCAGCAGACTTCCACAACTTAGAAATGATACCCCAGATACGATCTTCGGACGCACCAAGAGTAGTTGTAGCAACCCAAGATGAAGTACAATGTGGAGCAGAACACCAGTCAAGGTAGACCCAAAGCCCAACTGGAAACGACTTTCCCATCGAGGCCGCGCCAGCCAAACAGATGTCATCATTGTTGCAGAGTTCTTCCAGAGTTCTCAATAACTGATTATTGGTATAGCCTCGATTGACAATAGAAACTTCAGTGGGCCATTGGAGTTTTACTGCCTTCAAGAAGTGTTCATACGGAGTAAGCAATTTAAAATCTGAAAGATTTATATTGTGCTTATTGCAGTAATCTCTTCCGTATTCACCCTTACTAATAGCGTAGCAGTATAGCTCTACACCAAGCTCGTCCATGTTCTCAGGGAATTTGATACCGTACTTTTGGATGCCTGTGTTTCCAGAAAAAATTCTTGACATATCAACAATAAAATATATTTTCAGATGAAAGGCAAGATGAAACTCAAAAATAGAAACCTAGCTCCAGTTGGTTCATGGTACTACAAATACGAGATCAAGCGTGATAAACTCACCTTCCCAGCGGTTGTATACGGAAGCACATGGAGCAACTTGATTTCAAACATCCAAAAAGATTGCCGATCAAATGGGATTGATGTTCCCAGTAACCTTGAGCAACTTGTCGAAGATCAAATCTGCCAACGCCAACCAAGTGATCGTTGCTGGTACGCTGATGGGATTGGAGACAGAATCGCGCAAGCAATTCACACTGTAGCGGCGGTTACAGACAAGGTTCTTGGAACTAAACTAGAACACAAAGCAAGGGGATGCAGTTCATGTAATAGAAGAAGAAATGCCTTGAATTCATTATCGTAAACGATAAATTGAAATCTTAATATTATGCTCTCAATAGGAAACGACAACTTCTCACTTGCAACACTAGACGAAAACGGCAAGCCTCCAGCAACGCGAATTTCCAACGGAAATCATGCGTGGAACATAGCTAACAACTTGAGGCTGGCTAATGTAGGCAGGGAAAACAAACGCATCCGTATCTACAAAGCGTACAAGATGTTCCCGCCCACAGGATACAGCAAGATCGCTGAAAAGAAACTACCTTGGCAATCGGACGTGAACTACGGACAACTTGGATTTATCGTAGATAACCAGAAGTCCAGTTACTATGATGTCATTACTGAACGTCAGGCTTGTTGCACGATCAAAAGTAAATTCGGCAACGAAAAAGAACGCTTAGTAAACTCTGAAAACATCTCAACGGCATTTGACCAAGCCATCCGCGAATGGCCCGGCTACCTTTACAATACAGAACAAGACTTAGAAGAAATGCTCTTGTACGGAAAAGGTATCGGAATGTGGGATAGCCCTATGGGATGGATGCCGGAACACGTTTTCCTATCTGATCTTCTTTTCCCAGATGATATTCGTATCGACTTCTGCAACCTTGAAGAGTTTGTGCGCCGTGTCCGCCTGACTCCTTACGAGTTGTATAAGAAGATTGAGAACCGCGCTGCTGCTGAAGCAATGGGTTGGAATGTCGATGCGGCTATTGACGCTATCCGATTCCACCGCGCCTTCACTAACCACCGCAAGACCCGCGAAGACTTCTTCCGCACGATCAGTGAGGCTGGATTCAATTGGAGTCTTTCGGTAAACCAAAAGATTGATTTGTATGAAGTCTACTGGAGAGAGTTCGATGGAACCATTTCTAAAGCAATCATCCTACAGGATTACCAACCTATCGCACAATACATCAACTCCAATGTCAAGGGGTCTGGCAAGCTAAGTGAAGACGATGTTCGTAGTGAGCATGGATTTATGATGCTTAAAGTAGGTGCATATAACTCATGGGATGAGATTCTTTATATGCTCACTGACTCTGTTGGTTCTGGTCTATTCCAAGACATTAAGAGCCAAGCGGAATCGGCGTTCGTTGCTTGTCGTCAGTATGACTTCACGATGAACGGACTGGTTGATGCCGTTCGACTCAACTCGATGCTGATGATCGAGGGACAAGGGCCAGATTCTACCAAAATGCTCAAGCAGATGGAGTGGCTACCAATCTCCGTTATGCCAGATGGAGCTAAGTTCATCCAGAACCGCTTCCAACTCCCAGTAGCAGAGAGCATGGGATTCATGCAGTTCTTCATGGGAGATATGTACAGGGGCATGGGTCAGTATCGTATCAATTCACCTACTTCTGGTGGAAAACAACGCACCAAAGGAGAAGCAGAACTGGATGCCGCTGAGTCAGCAAAACTATCTGGAACCCAGATTCGTCGATTCAATGAGTGCCAAACATTGTACTTCAAACAACTCTACAAGAGGTTTGTAAGCTCTAAGTCCAGCGACGATGGGTATGAATACGTTAAGAAGTTCTACGAAATCCTAGAGGAAATGGGAACACCCAAAGAAGCCGCCACTTGGAAGAACATCACTAGCATTCGTTCTAACCTTATCAATGGAGCGGGTAGTCCTAGCTTCAAGCTAATCACGGCTGAGAAGCTATTGCAGATCACTGCTATTACTCCAGCCAACGAAGGTCAAGAAAACGCTGTTAAGGACGCTATTGCCGCACTCTCTGGACGTGATAACGTAGCTAGGTATCGTAATACTAAGCCAACCAAGATTGATGACACGATGCGTATCATTGGGTTTGAGAACGCTGGAATGACGGATGTATTCGTTAACCCAGCTAACTTCCCAGTACTACCAACTGATCCACACATCGAACACGTCAGCGGTCACTTGCAGGATATGATGATGCAGATTCAAACGAGTATGCAGACCATCCAAGCGGGTCAGCCAGACGTTAACGAGCTTGCTAAGACAGTTCGATCCGTCCAATTCAAGGGTGGTCACATCATGGCGCACGTTGGATTCATTCAGAAAGACCCATCCAAACAAGACTTCCTCAAGCAATTCATGCAAGGGATGCAACAGGCTCAAGGTGCAGCAGACGAAATCGCTGGTGTATACCAAGAGATGGCACAAGCCCAGCAAGGCAAACAATCTTCGGAAGAAGAACTCAAGCTCCAGTACCTCGCTGCCAAATCGGGCATCGAGATCGACACCAAGAAGAAGCTCGCAGACATCTCCGTTGGCAAGGCTGCTATCAGTCACGCTCAACGTACAGAACAACGCAAGGAACAAGGTATCACTCAGCTTGCTCTACAGAAAGCCAAAGCCCGTCAAGAAATCCAAAAGGAAAAGGCAAAGATGGCAACTATGCAGGGCGAAGAAACCGAAGT